ATTATCATTTTGTCGATTCTATTGAAAACCTTTTGCGCCCCTTTGCAATTACGCATAACATTTCCGCCCATTTTCACCCGCACGCAACCGCCCGCCCGTAGCGTGAAAACATTTTTCTTCCCCATCTTTGGGGACAAACCAACCCAATGGACGCAATCATCCAAGAGCGTTTCGACGCACTGGCCGCCGACTACGAGCGGCGCGGCATCATCACCCCGGGCATTCGCTCGCTTATCTACACCCTCGCCTGTGTGGAAATCGAGGAGGAGGAGTTGCAAAACTACGTGCGCAAGAACGGCACAACCTACGAGACCACCGGACACAACGGGCAACTGTATTCCAAGCAGCGCCCGGAGTGGCAGCAACTGCGGGACAATCGCCAGCGGAAAACCGCCATCGTGAAGTCACTTGAGGCCAAGATGAACCAAGAGATGGAGGAGGATGAACTCGACAAGTTCCTTGAGTGACCCCAGCCCGACGGGATATTGGTACGACGAGGACGCAGCCGAGCGCGTAGTCAACTTCATCGAGCGGTTTTGCTCGCACGTCAAAGGCCACACCGGGCCGTTCCTGCTTGAAGAGTGGCAAAAGAACGACATCATCCGTCCGCTGTTCGGGTGGAAGCGGGCCGATGGGCGGCGCAAGTTCAGACAGTGCTACATCGAGATCCCGCGAAAGAACGGCAAGTCCAACCTCGTCGCCGCCATCGCGCTCTACCTGCTGGTGGCCGAGCAGGAGGAGGGGGCGGAGATTATCAGCGCAGCCGGTGACCGGAATCAAGCACGCATCGTCTTCGACATCGCCGCCGCAATGGTCGGGCAGAACAAGAACCTATCGACCCGCTGCCGCACCTTGCAGCACGCCATCTATTACAAGAACAGTTTCTACAAATCCATCAGCGCAGAGGCCCGAACAAAGCACGGTTTCAACTGCTCGGCGGTGCTGTTCGATGAGTTGCACACGCAGCGCGACCGGGAACTATACGACGTACTGACCACCTCGGTGGCGGCCCGTGAGCAGCCGCTCATCATCATGCTCACGACCGCCGGCTACGACACGACGTCCATCTGCTACGAGGTGCATGACTACGCCGAGCGCGTGCTGTCCGGCGAGGTGGTTGACGAGACGTTCCTGCCTGTCCTTTACCGGGCATCCAAGGACGACGACTGGACGCAGGAGGCCACCTGGCGAAAGGCAAATCCGGGCTTTGGCACAATCTGCAAAGCGGAGTATTTTGAGCAGGAGGTCGCCAAATGCCAAGCCAACCCGGCGGTGCTAAACACGTTCCTGCGGCTGCACCTGAACATTTGGACGGGCGCCGATTCCGCGTGGATTACCGACTCGGAGTTCATGCGCGGGGCGGTGACCCTACCGCCCGACGACTACCTCGCCAAACTGCCCTGCTGGGGTGGCCTTGACCTTGCTTCCACCCGCGACTTGACGGCCTTCGCGCTCATCTTCAAGGACGAACGCAAGGGCTTGTATTACTTGAAAGTTCACCAATTCGTGAACGAGGAACGCAGCCAGATGCGCAAAAGCGAGGGCGTGGATTACCTGCGCTTCGAGCGGGACGGCGACCTGACCATCACCGCCGGCAACGTCACCGACTTCCGCGTCGTTCGCGACCACATCCTTGCCGCCGCGGACAAGTTCCAAATCCAAGCCGTAGCCTACGACCAGCGGTTCAGCACGTACATCGTCCCCGACCTTATTGACGAAGGCGTCGACATGCAGCCGATGGGTCAGGGATTCCTGCACATCTCCACCCCCACGAAGATGTTCGAAATGGAGATGCTCAAAGGGACGCTAATTCACGGCGGCAACGCCTGCCTGCGGTGGCAGATGGGCTGCGTGAAAATCGACCGGGACGCAGCGGACAACATCAAGGTGACCAAGAACCGCACCCGCTTCGGGCAAATGGTGGACGGCGTGGTGGCCAGCATCATGGCCTACGGGGCGATGCTCAACGGCGACGACGGCGACGATGTCATCACCACCGTGATCACGCTCTAATTCATCTACCCTAATTTAGCCGCAATGTTCGACCGCATCCGCACCCTATTCCAACGGCGCGCCCGCGTCGCATACACGGGCAGCAACGAGTTTTGGAACTCTACCGCCTACACCATGCGCACGCGCTCCGGGGCGATGGTGGGCAAGGAGAACGCCCTGACCGTGGCCACCGTCTACGCCTGCGTGAGGGCCGTTTCGCAGACCATCGGGTACATGAACTTGAACGTCTTGGAGCGCATCGACAGCGGGCGGCGGCTGGCCTACAACCACCCGGCGCACCAGCTTTGCGCCATCCGCCCGAACGAGTACCAGACGCCTTACGAGTTCTGGGAAACCATCACCGCGATGGCCTTGACCTACGGCAAGGCATACGCCCACATTGAGCGCAACAACTTCGACGGGCGGCCAATGGCCTTGCACATCCTGCACACCAACGACTGCACGCTGATGCGCCTGAACGGGCGGCTCTTCGTGCGGCACACGGAGTTCGGCGACATCATGTACGAGGACGTCCTGGCCATCAGCTGCATCAATGGCAAGTCGCCGGTGGAGTTGCACGCGGAGAACATCGGCATCGCCAAGGCGGCGGAGAATTACGGGGCGGACTTCTTTGGTTCAGACGGGTCGATGCTCGGCATTCTTTCCACGGACAACCCCATCAAAACCGAGCAGATGAACGCGGTGCGGTCGTCGTGGCAGACGGGCGGCATCGGGGTGAAGGTGTTGCCATTTGGGTTCAAATACCAACAAATCAGCCTCCCGCCGGAGCAGGCGCAGTTCCTGCAAACCCGCCGCTATTCGGACGAAACCATCTGCACCATCATGGGCGTCCCGCCCTACATCGTGGGCGTCGCAACGCAGACCACATTCAACAACACGGAAGAGCAGGGGCGGAACTTTGCCCGGCACACCATCGTGCCGTGGGCCACGCGCATCGAGCAGGAGGTGAATTTGAAGCTGATCCCGGAATTTGAGCGCGAGGACTTTTTCGCAAAGTTCAATATGCAGGACTTGCTTCGCGGGGACACCAAAGCCCGCAGCGACTTCTATCACCAGATGCTCACGGACGGCGTCTTCACCATCAACGAGGTGCGCCGGATGGAGGACTACAACACCATCGGCGCGCAGGGCGACCTGCACCTCGTCCAGGTCAATCAGCTGGACCTCGGCAGCATGGCGGAATACAGTGCTAAAATTTCAAGCAATGCCGTATAAAAAGAAAGCTGACAAGGTGGCTCCACCTGCACCAGCGCCTACGAGTTTGGGCGACCTGCTTGACGCGCACGGGTCAGACAAGAATACTGTGCATTCCTACGGCCCCGTCTATGACCTCATCTTCGCGCAGCAACTGGTCAAAAACCGACCGCTGAAAGTGCTGGAAATTGGCGTCTACAAGGGTGCATCGCTGCAGGCATTTGCATCGCTTCCCTACGTGCAAACGGTGGTCGGCATCGACAACACCGCATCGGGCGTAGCGGAACCGCAAGGATTGAACATCGACAAGGTTAAGGCGTATTGGGGTGCGGAGTTTGATGCCTACTGCGACGACACGTTGCAGATGCTGCTGGATGTTCATGGCAAGTTCGACGTCATCATTGACGACGGCCCGCATACGTGGGATTCGCAGGTGTATTTTCTCAAGAATTACGACGTGCTTCTTGAACACGGCGGGGTGCTTGTCTGTGAAGACATTTGGGAGCGGCACGCGCAGCGCCTCGACGCATTGCAGAAAGAGTTGAATCTGTACGTTCTGGACTTGCGTTTGAACAAAAACGCGCACGCCAACGAAATCATGGCTCTCAAGTACAACGACAAAAGCTGAACAGATGCAAGAGAATAACAAGACCAACGAAAGCGAATTGCGCGCCCGCTACGGCGACAACGTCGAAGTGCGTGCCGTGGAGGTTCGCGCCCAGGAGGACATGACCATCGAAGGTTACGCCTCGGTGTTCGGCGACGAATACGACCTCGGCTACTTCACCGAGCGCGTGGCGCCGGGGGCATTTGATGGCCGCACGAACGACGACGTGCGCCTGCTCATCAACCACACCGGCGTGCCCCTCGCTCGCACGACGAACAACACGCTGACGCTGACCATCGACG